ATCGGATAAACTCCAAAGTTTCTCAAACGTTACGACGGCCCACTTAGCGAAAAGGTCGCGAAACCGCTTCTTGCTGGAATCAGTAAGCTGATAAACATCAAGCTCAACTCCAGCTGCTGCAAGCCAGCCCTTAACGTCGAAATCCCAACCAGAGACATCATTACCCTGTAGGCGCCCACTAAGGAGCTCCCGCTGGATAAGACCGTAGAGGTCACGATTAATCTCGTCCGTGAAACCCATGCCGGGTTTCATTGGAATAGAACGATAATGCATGATATTTGCGTTATTAATTGGCAGAAACAAAGCACGCTCGAAAATCTGCCACCCAGAAGACACTGAGGAGATAATACGAAGACGGCCAGTCTCAACCTTAACGCGTGAATGCGGTTCACCCTTAATGAACACACGAGTCGGATGCATAAGCCCACGCAGACACCTCTCCTCAATCGACAAGCTTTCAAGCTCGGATAGGGAAATGTCGCGCAACTGGCAATACATATCAACCGTAGTGTCGAAAAGGAAACGCCTATGTTTCTCAACCAGCTTCTCATTACTGGAAGCCAAGATCATATAGGGCATCCCGGGAGACGCCTTTGGATTAAGGCAATGCGCAATCAACTTATCTACCACCTGCATAACATGACTAGTGTTAGCAGGATCATACAAAACGGGGACCCGCGGAAGGCGCTGGCCAATGAGCCAAACTGCCTCCGCAAGAAAAGAAGGATCGGGTCCCTGAGTCGGCTGATGCCTACCGGTCTGAAAGAGGAGACTTCTCAACTCTGCTTCAGCACCACTATGCGGCCAACTCAAACTAAACAACTCCCGGGCCATGCCCGTTAAAACAGGTACAGCTTCAGGCTCCACCCCGGGCAGGCCTGCAAGGACCTGTTCTCGGAGTGCTTCCATCGCTTTCCCGGAACTTTTGGGCGGGCGGGAGGCGCCTGCCCGACGAAGTGCATCTGCACAACCAACTCCGAATAATCCTGCACCATCAGCGGATATCTCGACTCGCTCAGATATACAGAGTCCGGCAAGCTGCGCAAGTGCGCAACAATGTTGGGATGGTACTGCGTCAAAAACGCTGTCATCGCCAACTTGTGCCGAGTTTTCTCTGCTTCCATTTCCGCCAAAATCGC